CTACCGTTAATAGTACAAATACCAATACGAATGTGAATACAAATAACAACATTCAGTCTGGTACTTTAACGAATAATAACAACAACAATAATGTTAGCACCAGCACCTCTACGAATACAAATACCAATACGAATGTGAATACAAATAACAACATTCAGTCTGGTACTTTGACAAATATCAATCAGAATACGAATAATACGACTTCGACGAATAACAATAATAATGTGAATACGACAACGAGCGTAAACACAAATAACAACAACAATGTGAATACTTCAACCAGCGTGAACACGAATAATAATAACAATGTGAACACATCTACGAGCGTGAACACGAATAACAATAATAACAACTCTGTTTCCGTAAACACGAATAATAATAACAATGTAAGCACTTCTACCAACACGAATAACAATAATAACAACATGTCTGGTGAAGTCACTTATAATAATAACAATAAGAACGATACAACGATTAACTCAAACAATGTTAACACAAACAACAATAACTCAACAAGTGTAAACACAAATAATAACAATAACAACAGTGTTTCCACAAATACTAATGTTAATAAAAACGATAGCACTAGCGTAAATACAAACAATAATAACAATGTCAATGTAAGCACCTCAACGGCTGTAAATAAGAACGAAAATGTCAATAAGTCTGAAAGCACAAGCCAAAGCAATGTAAAGACTGAGAATACAAATACGAACATCAATCGTAACGAAAACATTACAAAGGTAGAACAAGAGATTAAGGCACCACCTGCTAGTGCTATCGCGCCTATGATCTCAACATATAGCCAGGATGTCTGCGTCAGTGGCGTCTCAGGTGCCGTTCAAACACAGGTCATTGGTCTATCTGCTGGTAAGGCAGTTCGCGATATGAATTGCGAAAGATTAAAACTTTCCAAGACTCTATATGACATGGGTATGAAAGTTGCTGCTGTATCAATGATGTGCCAAGACGAGCGCGTGTTTAAGGCTATGGAAATGGCTGGCACACCTTGCCCGTATATGGGTAAGATTGGTAAAGAAGCCAACGAACAGTGGGCTGCTAACAAAGAAGAAAGACCAGACTTCCGTAAGAGATGGTGGGAAGTTTGGAAAAAAGATACAACTGAAGATCTTCCAGTAGCAAAACCAGCTGGTGAATAATGAAGCGATTACTCGCTCTATTATTGCTACTCTCTAGTGCTGCGCTTAATGCGCAGCAGCTAGATTGGACCAATGCAGTCAATGTTCCAAATATTGTTGTAAATCCAACAATGGACAACTGTGTGTCTGGTGCACCAACATGCGGTGCATGGAAGGAAGCAGGGTTTCCTCTTGGTGATTGGGTCCCAGCAGGTGATGGAAAACTATACACATTTAGTTATGTTCAAGGGACATTGTATCAAGATATTGATCTTTCTCAATACGAAACAAACCTATTTAATTTTATATTTTCATTTGATTTGAATAATTCTTGTCGTAATTTTATTGGTGGATCCTGCTCTAGCATTGATGGTCCTATTGATCCATTTTCTGTCACTTTAAAGTTCTATGATACAAATGGATTAAACAATTCTTTTACATTATTAAGCGGTACACCATCTACAGCAAATATTGGTTGCATCGGTGGTATTGAAATCCTTGGTTTATGTCTACTTGGACAAGAAGCGCAAAGTGCTTGGCAAAATTTTGGTTGGTATAGCCATGTGCAATCTGATTTTTTATTTACGAGCGCAAGATTAGAATTTACTGGTAACGATGCTGGCTTCTGGGGTGGATTATACGGTCCTAGCGTTGACAATGCAATGCTTCAGATTAATTACATGCCACCTCCATTGCCAACTTCTGGCGGTCTTGCTGGTATGAATGTCAGTGCTCCTGGCAGTGATTACATTTTTATTTTTAAGGGTAACGACCCTATATTGTTTAGCCAGCTTGCCACAAAGGGTGAAGATCTAGTTGGTTGGACTGCAGTTAGTTCTGGTGGTGAAGCATTAAAGATTACCTCTATACAAAGACCAGATTCAGATTATCTATTCCTTTATACAGAAGGCACTCCAACCTCTGGAACATATTACAGTTTTCAAGAACAACCACCAACTGTGGATTGTGTATTAGATCCATTTGATCCAAGTTGCATTATTGACACACTTGGTATTGATGATGGCACTATTGACTATTCTGATCCAGAGCAAGTGTTAGCATCTATTGAAGAAACAGACCCTGGCATATCTGAAGAGACAGGTTCTGACGATGGTTCAGACGATGGCTCATCTGATGGTACTGAAGTGATTGAAGATGAGGAAGAAGTATTAGTTGCTGATGAAGAATCAGGCGATGCTGCTGATGAGAATTTAGAAGAAATGCTTGCTGATAGTTCTGAAGAAGAAGCATCAGAAGAGGAAGAAGTGTTAGTTGCTGAAGAAACTGCCGAAGATCCTTCTGAACCATCCCTTCCTGCAGTTGTAGCGGCATATCGTGAATTGTCAGATGACGAAAAGGCAGCAATCCTTGCTGATGCAATCTCTAAGAATACACTAGAAGGTGCTCTCGCCATTGCATCAGATGCAACTGCTGCAGCCTCTGGTTCTTCTGCATCCGCTTCTGCTGCAACTACAACACAAACAGAAAGTTCGACAAGAACTTCAACAACTCAATCATCTTCCTCATCTTTTGTTGTCCAAGAAACAACAAGCATTGAATCCAAAGAAGAAGAACAAAAAACTGAAATGATGGAATCATCTGATTCTGCCTCTGAGACTTTAGAAACAGGACGACAGATGGGTAGAGAAGCCCTTGCGTCAACAATGAGTCAGACAGAGCAGTCAGCCGCTGAGTCTGTCAGTCAAGCAGAATCAATTGCTATGAGTTTTAGTGAAACACAAACAACAGTTGTTGCTTCTGCAGATAGTAGTCAAACAACCATGGTTGAAGATGTTGCTATGGCTGCAGCCAATAAAACAGAAGAAGTTGATGATGGCAGCAGAAGAGAAGTTCAACAGGTTGTATTTGAAGATTCTTCTACTGGATCTATGACAACAGAAACTGAGCAACAGGTTGTTGCACAAACAGAAACAGCAAATGAGATAGAAAGCGGAACAACAATCATTGATACTGGAGTTGAGCAAGCACAGGAAGAGAAGATTGAAATGGTTGCTGCTACTGAAACTCAAACAAACGAGCAAACAGATACCTTTGCTGAACTTATGCAAATGGATATCAAGCCTGTGATTGAAGAAAAAGCTGATGGTGACTTTGAGTTTGTCCAGCAAGTCGTTGCCGCATCAAACGATCAGAAACAAGAAGAAATTAATAACTCTGGTTTCTCTGAAGAAGAAAAGATTACGATTGCCAATGACCCTGCTCTTGCAAATGCATTTAATCTAGCACCTAATGTCACAAACCTTGAAGTTGCTGGTGTATTAAATAACAAGCAAGAAGAAAAGTCTGACGCCGAGAAGCGAGCAGATGAAGTCGTTGCTGCAAATGCAAAAGAGCAGGAAGAAATTAATAAAAACTACATGGACGCAGATCAATCTGGTATTGTTGCTGCTATGGGCGCAGATACTGATGTGAGCGCCTACAGAACTGCAATGATTCGTGATAATAATGTATGGTATAAACCAGAAGATATTTACAAAGGTGTTATTATTAAGGACAATGTTCGTGGCTCTTACTTCCTTGAAAAAGGAAACACAGACACTTATAAAAAAATGATCGAAGAACAGTATAAGTAATGTTAGCAGAACTCGCAGCAATCAATGCTGCATATGCTGTTATCAAGGAGGTTGTCTCTAACGGCAGAGAATTAGGTGAGTGTGCAGGTCAATTAGGAAGTTTCTTTGAAGGTAAACGAAAGTTAGAAAAGAAAGTTATTGAAACACCTGCAAATGAGCGTAGCCGACTAGAAGAATTTTTCGCATTAGAAGAAGTACGAAGAAAGGAAAGAGAACTCAAAGACTATATGCTGATTGCTGGGCGCCCTGGATTATGGGATGATTGGGTGAAGTTTCAGAAAATGCATGCGCAGATGGAATTAGCAGCAGCGCAAGCAAGACGACGCGCTGAAATTGAAGCCGCGCAAAGGCAAGAAGAAATTACACTGATGATCTGCATCGGGATTTTATTTGTTATGTTTGCAATTGGAATATTTGGATTTGTTTATATTATAACGAGATAAAGTATAAAAACAAGGAGCAAATAGATGAGCGATTTAGACGAGAAGGTCGACAAGTTAGAAGCAGCGGTTGACCCAAATACAGTAATCAGCATTGGCGGTTACAGTTTCACACCAGCAAAACTTATGATCGCTGGCGGTATTGTGTCCACGGTTCTTGGTGGTCTTTATGGAGCCTTCGAGTTCTATAAAGATTATATGGATATGAAGCAACAGATTCAAGAGTACGTTGCTCCAGATTTATCAGCCATCAACGAACGCATCACCAAGATGGAAGAGCGCGTCGATAATGCAGTCGTCATGGTCGACGAAAGCGGCGATATTCTCCGCGACGTTCGTTCAGATCTAAAAGGCGATATTGATAGCCTTCAAGCCGATGTAGATGCAGCCGAAAGACGTAATCGCGAACTCGATAAGGAAGTCCGCGGATTTGTCGGCGTCACAGACCGCGAAATGTCAGCCCGATTGAGAGCGATCGAACGCGAAACAGACGCTAAATTGAAAGAACTAGAGAAGAAAGTTGATGAAAAGATTCAAAAGGCTTGGGAAAATCCTTTGGCTAAATAAGAAATGATAATGGAAACATTATGCCTCCGCAATGCATCTAAGCGATATATTGTGAGTTTTCGCAATCGGGTTCTTATACTGACCCACGACTATAACGTCGCGATCAAGTATATGAATTTTGTAAACTTTGCAAAAAATGTATTAGGAGACAAAAATGAATCTATTAGCAAATTTAAAATCAATGCTATCGGACGGTGAAAACGGTTCGGTTTCATCAAAGCGAGTCATTACGTTTTTAGCGGCATTCTTGGTGTCACTTGCATTCGTATTGAATTTGTTTTGGGGATTCGTTGTTGAGAAGTTTATGTACGACTCAATGATGATGATCGTGTTGGGTGGTCTTGGTACAACGGTTGCAGAAAAGTTTGCACCAAAAAAACCACCTGTTGCCTAATATAACAGGAGAAGATAATGAGTACATTAGTTGTGTTACTATTAGTTGTTGTTGCGGGTTGGATTGTTTGGAAATTATGGAAAAAGCCAGACGCTAACAATGACGGTGCTGTAGATCACAAAGATGTTCTTGTTGCCGCTAAAGAAGTTGCTGCTGATGCTAAGGCTCATGCTGCAAATGCTCTTGACGTCAACAAAGACGGAAAAGTTGATCTTGCAGACGTAAAAGAAGTGGCTGCGAAAGTTAAGAAAGGTCGCAAGAAGAAGGCAGTATGATGAAGAAGTTTATTGCACTTATCGCATTAAGTTTCTCATCTGCTGCTCTTGCAAATCCTTACGACTTCAAAGTATTGAAAGTTAGTGATGGAGATACAGTGGTGTTCGAAGCACCATTTATGCCAGCACCTTTGAAACCGCAATTAAGTTTGCGCGTTCTTGGTGTTGACACTCCAGAAAAGGGTGCGCGTGCTGGTTGTCCAGAGGAAGCAAAAGCCGCTGAAGCAGCCAGTGCGTTTACCAAAAATCTTGTCGCAAATGCAAAGTCAATCAAAGTTGAATTAAAAGAGCACGATAAGTTTGGTGGTCGCGTCCTTGGTGATCTAATTGTTGATGGGCAGAGACTCTCTGCACTATTAATTCAAAACGGTCACGCTCGCCAATACTTTGGTGAAAAGAAAGCAAGTTGGTGTAACTGATGTTTATTTTAGAACCATTCGCTATACCATTCATTTATTTGTTTAAATGGCTTGCTTCTCTATTTTTGTTTTTATCAAATGGCACATATTGGCTTTACTCAAAATTATTGGGAGCAAGCATGTGGTTGAATGATGCAGTTGAAAGTAACATTTGGCCAAGAGATTAAATTATGCTTATACCATTACCATATAAGATCCTTGCAGTGGTTCTTTTAGTTGGCGGCGCATTTGCTGCAGGCTATAAAAAAGGATCTGACGCTGGCGAAGTTATGGTTCAAAAAGCTGCGAACGAAGCAGAGCAGTTAAAAATTGAACTTGAGAAAGAACAAGCCAACATCAAAGAACGAGTTGTTACTGAGTATGTTGATAAGATTAAAGTTGTGACTCAAAAGGAAACAATTTATCGCGACGCTGCTGAACAACAAGTTCCTGGTAAGTTTAATCTTACAAATGGTTGGGTTTACTTGCACGATACTAGTGTAAAAGGTGAAGAACTAAATCCTGAGATGGCTTCAGATGATACTGATTCAGTTGTAAAAGACAATCAGGCTCTCGGAACTGTTCTTGCTAATTATTCTATTTGTTTGCAAAATGCGCAGCAACTAGTTAGTTTGCAATCATGGATTCTTGAGACTAAAGCATCTGTTGATAAACAAAACGCTGATCGTGGTTTAGACATTAAACTTCCTGAAATGCCTTGGAAGAAAGGAGAAGCGAAATGAGATACATAATCGCTCTTTCTTTTTTGGTTCTTGCTGGTTGCGCAAATCCATTAACTCGTTTGGTGCCGAAGATTGAAATGCCTGAACCACCAAAAGAATTGATGGCTCCACCAAAACAATTAAAAACAATTACACCTCAAGCGGAAAGTGTTAAAAATGTCCCACCTAAATGAAGTCGGTTATGGTTACTTTCAACATTTGTTTCGCGCATGGAAAATCGCATTCATTTTATTAGTACATGGTGTGTTTCCAGAAATTTGGAAAACTAAAGCAAGTGATGAACTCTGTAAAGAAAGATTAGAAGACGATGCAACTCGTGCACATATGTTAAAACATATGTACGGTATTGTTGAAAAGAAACATCAAGAAACGCCAAGCATTTGGGATAGAATGTCAGATCGCGAGTTAGCGATCTTACAGGAAAAGAATAAAAATAAATAATGCTTGCATTTAAACAATTCATCTCTGAAGGATGGAGCAGCAAATACAAGAAAAGTATTGATTGTTCCAGCCCTAAAGGATTTTCACAAAAAGCCCACTGCCGTGCAAGAAAATTGCGTCAAGCAGGTATAAAAACAACTAGCAAGGCAGTAAAGTAGAATGATTGACTTCGAAAGCAGATTAAGTAAAATAGAGACTGAGGTCGCTGCAATACGAGAGAAGGTCTCCTTCTTCTCAGTCATCTACGAGAAGTTTGATAGAACACTAGACAAACTAGACGAACGTCAAATCGAAGATCGAAAAGAACTCCAGCAAATGATGGATGAGTTAAGAGTAGATCTAGTACAAGAGATGAAGTCATTGCGCGAAGAAATGGCTGCGCAACACGCAATAGAAAAACAAAAAATAGAAGATTTAAATAAATGGCGCTGGCTTGTGATGGGTGGCGCCGTTGTTGTTGGTTGGCTCATTTCGAAATTAGGTTTGCCTTTTGACATTAAGTGATATATACTATTAATTCCGTTGGCGTTTTTGTGATGTTTTATGAGTGTTTATATTGATCGAAAATATCTGTTATTAATTTCATCTCGTTTACAACAATTTAAGCAAAAAAAAGAAGATCTTTTCAATTTTCGCTGTTTGTATTGTGGTGATTCGAAGAAGAACAAACTAAAGGCTCGCGGCTATGTTTATCGCAAGTCCAACGACTACTACTACATCTGTCACAACTGCAACAAGTCTACGACGTTTGCGAAGTTTTTACAGGAAGTTGATAGTGGAGCCTATAAACAATACGCCCTCGAGCGATATGCAGTTGGTCAAACAGGATACGGCTCTAACATCAAGAAGCCTGATTTCCAACAACTCAAGGGGAACGCCTACGCCAGACTCCAGTCTACTCTCAACAAGTCCGCAGGAAGTGGAGAGACAGTTGAAAGCCTGGAGAGAACAACAAGAGCGTTTGCACATTATAGTATAGAGAATTTATGTGCAGATCACGCTGCGCGTGACTATATACAAAAGAGACAAATCCCCAAGCAGTTCTGGAAAGAGATATTCTATACAGAACACTTCAAGGATTTTCTAGATAAAGAATTCCCCCAACACGGTAAAGACGAGGTCCCTAACGACGAGCGTATCGTACTCTTTTACACTAACGAAAAGGGTGAGGTAACAAACGTCGCGGGGAGGGCTTTGTCGTCGAAGTCGAAAATACGATACGTCACTGTAAAGGTCTCAGATGAGAAGAAAGTGTTTGGATTGCACCGTTTACGGAAAGAAACTCGAATCTACGTCCTTGAAGGACAGTTTGATTCTTATTTTCTCCCGAATTGCGTTGCCTCTGGCGATAGTAATTTGGGCGGCGTGGCAGCAGTTCTTTCGAACCTAGATGTTGTGCTCGTTTATGATAACGAGCCTCGCAATAAAGATATTGTAAAGCAGATTGAAAAGTCTATTGGTAAAGGTTATAAGGTTTGTTTGTTCCCTGAAAATGTAAACGGTAAGGATATCAATGAAATGATATTGAACGGATTGACTTCTGAACAAATTAAGAGTATCATTGATACCAACACTTTCAGTGGTTTAGAAGCCAAACTGAAGTTTACAAATTGGAAAAGGTGTTGAGTATGATTACACTAGACGATCTTGGTTTAGAGATTGTTAAACACCCAATCACAAAAGTACGATTGCAGTATCATGCTGGAAAATGGTATGTGGAATATCGCCGCGCACCAAAATATTTTTTTGATCGTTGGTGGTGGTTTGATGATTCTCTTTATTCAGAATATAAAGATGCATATGTTCGCGCGCAGATGTTAGCGTCTGAAGGTGCAACGCAAGAAGTTAAACATAAGACGATCGAATTCGACGTTAAGGATTTTTAATATGAAGGTATCTCTTGTTTCATATTCCAAACCAGTTTTGGAGGGATTGGATACGCCAACGGATCTTGTGGCTTTCTGCGCAAGAGTGTCCAATCCCTCCAATCAAATGAATAGTGAGACTTCAGAAAAATTAATCAAATATTTGGTTAAGCATCAACATTGGTCGCCGCTTGAGATGGCAACAATGTGCCTAGAAATTGAAACGACGCGTGACATTGCGCGTCAAATTTTACGTCATCGCAGTTTTTCGTTTCAAGAATTCTCACAGCGCTACGCTGATCCCACCAAGGATCTAGAATTTGTAACACGTGAGGCTCGTCTTCAGGATCCGAAGAATCGTCAGAATTCTATCTCTGAAGGTGTTGACGTAATGCTTCAATATGAATGGGATAAGCGTCAACAAGACTTGATTGAACAAGTTAAGATCCATTATAACTGGGCAATTGCGAACGGTATCGCAAAAGAACAGGCGCGCGCATTGCTTCCTGAAGGATTAATTATGTCTCGCATGTATATGAGCGGAACATTAAGATCATGGATTCACTATATACAACTCCGCAGCGGTAATGGCACTCAGAAAGAGCATATGGAAATAGCGAAAGAGTGCGCAAAGGTTATCGCTGAGGTATTCCCTCTTTCAACACAATTCATAGCAACAGAATAAGGAGCAAATGATGGCAACACGTCTTCCATCGATCTATCAGGATTTCATTCACATTTCGCGCTATGCTCGTTTTAATGACGAACTAGGTCGTCGCGAGACATGGGATGAGACTGTAGATCGTTATATTAGTTTCTTTAAAGAAAAAACAAACGACAACAAAACAGTTCCATGGGAAGAATTGCGTACAGCAATTTTAAATCTCGAAGTAATGCCGTCAATGCGTTGCTTGATGACTGCTGGTCCTGCTTTGGAAAAAGATCAAGTGGCTGGATATAATTGCTCCTATGTCGCCATTGATACACCAAAAGCATTCGATGAGATCATGTACATTCTCATGTGCGGAACTGGCGTCGGATTCTCTGTTGAATCAAAGTACACAAATAAACTTCCAGAAGTTCCAGAAGAACTTCATGAAACAGACACAACTGTTGTCATTGCTGATAGCAAGATTGGTTGGGCTTCAGCATATCGTGAGATCATTTCTCTTTTGTATTCTGGAAAAGTTCCAAAATGGGATGTGTCAAAAGTACGTCCAGCGGGTGAGCGTTTAAAGACTTTTGGTGGTCGTGCGAGTGGACCAGAACCATTGGTTGATTTAATTAAATTCACTCTCAATATCTTTATGAAGGCACGTGGTAGGAAACTATCAACGTTGGAGTGTCATGACATTGTTTGCAAGATTGCTGATATTGTTGTTTGCGGTGGTGTTCGCCGTAGTGCTCTCATTTCTCTTACCGACCTCAACGATGACCAATTGCGTCATGCAAAGTCGGGTGACTGGTGGACACACAATGGACAACGTGCACTGGCAAACATTTCAGCGGTGTATGACAAACAAGTAGACATGGACACATTCATGAATGAATGGCATGCTCTGTATATGTCAAAGTCTGGTGAGCGTGGTATTTTCTCACGTGCTGCATCACAGGCTGTTGCTGCGAAGAATGGTCGTCGCGATCCAAAGCATGAGTTTGGTACAAATCCATGTTCTGAAATTATTTTGCGTCCATTTGAATTCTGCAATCTTTCTGAGATTGTTGTTCGCGCAAATGATGATGTTGACTCATTGAAGCGCAAGGCTCGTTTGGCTACGATCATTGGTACACTTCAATCAACGTTGACAGACTTCCGTTATATAAACAAGCGTTGGAAGAACAACTGCGATGAAGAGCGTTTGTTGGGTGTATCGTTGACAGGTATTTGTGACAGCAAACTTCTAAATAAGCCGTCTCAGAAACTGGCGGATGCATTGGATGAAATTCGTTTACACTGTGTTGAAGTCAATAAGGAACTCGCCTTTGCTCTTGGTGTTCCACAGTCGGCTGCAATCACTTGCGTTAAACCTTCAGGCACTGTTTCTCAATTGGTGGATTCCGCATCAGGCATTCACCCACGTTATTCTCAGTTTTATGTCCGTCGCGTAAGAGCAGATATGAAAGATCCTCTAGCCACATTTATGATTGGCAAGGGATATAAGGCTGAAGAAGATTTCTACAGCAAGTCAAACTGGGTGTTCAGTTTCCCAATGAAGGCTCCAAAGAACTCTGTCACACGTCATGATATGACTGCGATTGAACAATTAGAACTTTGGAAGATCTATCAGGATCACTGGTGTGAACATAAGCCATCAATCACCGTATACGTTGGTGATGATGAGTGGATGGAAGTTGGCGCATGGGTCTATAAGAATATTTCTATTCTCTCTGGCGTTTCATTCTTGCCACGAGACAATGGTTCTTATCGCCAAGCGCCTTATGAAGAAATTGATGAGGTTAAGTATAATGAACTTCTTGCTCTCCAAAACGTTGACATCAACTGGGTGGAGTTTATGGAAGAAACAGATACTACGACTTCAGCAAAGGAACTTGCGTGCACTGCCGCAGGTGGTTGTGAAATTTAATAGGAGAATGATATGGATCCACTAATTGCAACTATTATTTGGTTTGCTGGTAACTTTGCACCAGAGGGTTATCTTTACTGTAATGGAGCAACATTGCCAATTCAACGCAATGAGGCTCTTTATAGTTTAGTTGGTAACTATTATGGTGGTGATGGTCGTACCAATTTTAAATTACCAGACCTTCGTCCAGATGTGATTGAATATCAAATCACAAAGGATAAGGATGGAAATGAAAAAGTCATTGCTGTTGTGAAGGGCAAGCGTGACTGGCGTCCTGATGAAGCAAAGTGTTTAATTGCTACACAGGGTGTTTATCCTTCGCGTCCATAATGTTGTTGAGTCTGTTGTAAAAAAGGAGAAAAATATGAAGAAGTCAATTCTAGTCGGTATCGTTGCACTTGGTCTTACTGCTTGCGCAGAAAAGGTCGAAGATCAACCAACTGATGCAGTAACTGCCGAAGCGCCAGCCGCTGAAGCCGCTCCTGCTGAAACACCTGCCGCAGATGCTGCTGTTGAAGCCGCTCCTGCTGCTGATGTTGCTGTTGTTGAGGCACCAGCCGCACAATAAATAATCCATTAATCTGTTAGTTTGTTTTGGGAAATAATGAGGTGACTTGTGAAATTTAGTATTATCACCGCGACACATTTAAAAAATGCGTTTTTATATGAACTGTATCAGAGTTTAACAGAACAAACCTATACAGATTGGGAATGGGTATTATGGCTCAACGGGGGTGCATCTCGCACCCTCGTTGATTCAGCGATCGTAAATGATCCACGTGTTAAAATTTATGAATGCAACGAAAATAATACCTGCGTTGGATTCAATAAACATAATGCATTTATGAAAGGCGAAGGGGACATTCTTGTTGAAGTCGATCACGACGACCTTCTCCTTCCAAATTGCTTAGAAGAACTCAAACAAGCCTTTGAAAATAATTCAGATGTCGGTTTCGTTTACAGTAACGATATTAACTGGCATATGAAAGATGAGTTCACCCCATACAATCCATATTACGGATGGGAACACGAAACATTTAAATGGCGCGAAAAAGAATATTACTCAATGATTTCTTTCGCACCATCAAGTCACAGCGTTGCATTTATTTGGTACGCACCAGACCATGTTCGTGCATGGCGCACAGACCTTTATCGTAAGATTGGTGGGCATGATCCTAAACTTGATATCTGCGACGATCACGAATTGATGATCCGCACATATCTTGCAACCAAGATGCATCATATTAGCAAACCTCTTTATGTTTATCGTATCACTGGTAACAATACATGGCTTGAACGCAATAAAGCCATTCAAGAGCGCACTGTTGAATTGTTCCATAAGCATGCCTGGGATCTTGCTGTTAAAGATGCGAGAGATCGTAATCTGATGGTTGTTGATCTTGGTGGCGGTATCAATCCAAAGCCAGGCTGCACAACGCTTGACCTTGAAGGCGGCGACATTACCTGTGATCTAAACGAAGGCATTCCGCTTCCAGACAATAGCGTTGGTGTGTTGAATGCATCGCATCTAGTTGAACATTTGAACGATAAACATAAGATTATGTCTGAAATTTATCGTGTGCTTGCTGACGGTGGTTGGGCATTCATTGAAGTACCAAGTACAGATGGACGTGGCGCTTTCCAAGATCCAACTCACGTTAGTTACTGGAATGAAAACTCTTTCTGGTATTACACAAGAAAAGATAAAGCGCGCTTCATTCGCAACGACACAATTAGATTCCAAGATTTCCGCCTAGATACAATTTGGTGGGAAGATAAGATTGCAGTTACGAATGCTTGGCTTGTTGCCGTAAAAGAAAATAAGAGAAGACCGCATCCTGTAAAGATCTAATAGAGTTAATATATCATGGCTGATAAAATTGCAATATTCTATCACATATATCAGGAAAATCATTGGGCTGAATTATTTGAAAGGCAGATTATTGCCTTACAACAGTCTGGTTTATATGATGCAGCCAATCATATTCATTTCGGCATTAATGGAGATAAACCATTACCTTTTGATCTCATAAAAGTTAAGTCGATCAAAAGGAATATCAAAACAGATACTGAAGCCGACACTCTTTTAGATTTATATAAGTTTGCATTACAAAATCCAAACTATAAAATTCTCTACATGCACACCAAAGGAGCAGGTTGGAGTGTAGAAAAGATAAAGAAAGATACGCACTATGAAGTAATTAAAGATATTTTACACGTTAATGTGAATCACTGGGCAAATTATCTCGGTTACTTTAACATTAATCGTTGGAAAGATTGTGTTTCTTTACTTAACGAATATGACTGCGTAGGTACTGAATGGGAAAAAGAAGCGAATCTTGGTAATCACGCGATTACCATTCCCCACTATTCTGGTAATTTTTGGTGGGCAAATTCAGAATATATTTCGCAACTTGATCCAGGGTTCTTGTATGAGAACAATCCTTGGAAACGTCACCAGCCAGAGTTTTGGATTGGAACTCGAAATCCACACTATTTCAATTATTACACCAGTGGTAAGAACAAGTATTTGAAGCCTGTAGAGGCGAGCGAATATGAAAACCTACCCATACGCAAACAGGTAAATGTTATGAACAGAGCAAATAGAGAAAAGGTTATCGATGGTATTTTAAGTTCTTGGAAACCACAAAGTATTATTGCTCACTGGTTAGTTAATGAACTAAAAGCAAACACCATTGTTGACTTGGGTGTCGATTATGGGTATTCGACGTTCACTTTCGCATTACCTGAAGTTGGTACAGTTTATGGCATCGACAATTTCAAACCTGATCCTCATACAGGTTCGCATCCTGATCAGAAAGAAAAATTGTTCGCTGCACTAAAGCAACTAGATTTAAAAAATGTTGAAATTGTAGAAGGTAATTTTTCTGAGGTTGCCCAGATTTGGGAAAAGCCAATTGATATTCTTCATATTGATGGATATCATGCATATGAATCTGTAAAAGAAAACTTTGAGAACTGGTCTAAATTTTTAACAGAGAACGGTGTTGTGTTATTTCATAACACAAAAGTTGTACGGGAAACATTTGGGGTAAATAAATTCTTTAAAGAATTGAATTGGCCAAAGCTGAATCTCAAGAGTGGTTATGGGCTTGGCATTGCAACTAAAAATACTAAACTATTGGAACTAATCTCTGCCAAATTCTCAGAAATTGTAGAGGCAGAGAGTCCAAAGGGTGCAAAGATCTGTATGATCTCGATGTTTAAAAATGAAGCGAATAATATTCGTAAGATGCTTGACTCTGTCGCTCCATATATTAAGTATTGGGTCTTGCAAGATAACGGATCAACAGACGGCACAGTTGATATTGTAAAGCAATGGGCAGCAGAGACAAATATCCCAGGATATTTTTACAAGGTTGAAGAGGGTTGGGTAAATTTCGGTTGGAATCGCGATCATCTTTTACAAACTGCTTTAAAGCGCGATCACGGTTGTGATTGGATTATGAAGATGGATTGTGATGAAACTTTGGAAGTTGGCGCCGACTTTGATTGGTCTATTTTTGAAGATACCCGCCCACAAAGTTTCCATGTCACTTCAATTGCACCAGGATTGATTTACTATAGAGCATGGATTTGGAATGCCAAATTACCTTGGAAGTTTAATCATGATCCTGCGCACGAAACAATTACCTTAGAAATGGATGGAATTGGAGAAAATTTCGTAAGAACAAGTCTACCGAAATCCTTTAGGATGATTGGTGGAGTTTCACATGGCGAAAGTTATTCAGTTCCAACCAAATATGTGACTGATGCACTTAAACTTGAAGAGAAGTTAATTCGCGAAGGTACAATGCTGACCGACCTATATCATTTTTGGTATATCGGTAAGTCTTATGAAGATTGTTATCGCGGAAATTTCTTCCCTCTCAAAGAAGTTCATCAGGAAGAATATGCTCGCCGCTGCATATTTTATTTCAATAGTGTTGTGAATCATACTCACAACTTTAATGAAACACAAAAAGCGGCACATATTGATGAGATGGCATACTATGCAATCTGCGCTATTGGTAATGCCTATCGTTTCTTAAAAGAGTATGATAAAGCAATTTGGCACTACGAAAAGTCAGAGCAGTTTGCTGAGGTTCGAAACGATCACCACATTCATCTCGCAGAAATTTACTGGGAACTGCAAGAGTGGGATAAGATGCATAAACATACATCGTTTATGATGAGACCAGAGAGAACAAACCCATTTCCATCATATCATTTCTTGATCAATACAAACATGTATTATGATACGGGAGAATATCCAAAGTACCTGCATAATATTGCAACTGAAAATTTAAACAAAGAAAAACCAGTTTGGAAATTGAATGCAAAATCTGCCCAGAAAAAGAGAATTTTCGTTGTTGACAATTTTTATGCTGATCCGTACGCAGTTCGTAATTACGCTTTGAAACAAAACTTCGAAGGCGATATTGACTGGTATAAGGGTAAGCGAACTAAAACTAAATTCTTAACTTCTGAAATGAAAAAGTCATTTGAAGAACTCATGGGTATTAAGATTCAGAAATGGGATCATGGTATGAACGGAAGTTTGCAATACTGCACGCCAGAAGACTTGCTCGTATACCATTACGATTCACAAACTTGGGCAGGTGCAATTTACTTAACACCAGATGCACCATTTGACACAGGTACTTCATTGTTTGCTCATAAGAAAACTCGCATTCGTCACATGGATGAACCAGGAGCAGATCAATGCTTTGCTGGTGGGTTTTATGATTCTACTCAATTTGAACTTGTGGATACCATTGGCAATGTGTTCAATCGTTTAGTGATTTGGGACGCAAGAAGTTTCCATGCTGCCAACAAATATTTTGGAACAAATTTGCAAGATTCGCGTTTGTTCCACCTTTTCTTCTTTGATTAAAAGATATATACTCACATGGCATATTTAAACGCTAACATCCCGCCCATAGAATGTTATGTGCGGTCTAATTTTCTTCAGAACAGAACAGAGTTCGATGAAGCGAAGGACACATATCTTCCCGTCCTTATATTCGGCGTGGCGTCGATACCGCATCGTGCCCCGCTTTTTCATTTCATCATGGAAGATGAAGGGCTTTGGTTTCGCATGCCGATCCACGCTTTCTGCCATAAGGTTCCTGCGCCGCAAGAAGAATTATACAATTTAGTTTTGTGGGACTCTTTCAGTTCATATATCGGTGTGACACAATATGATTTTCTCTGTAACAAGAGAATGAAGTATATTGATAGAAATAAAAAATGGAACGAAGGGACATATTTGTTTACACTTGATTGGTCACAGGAAGATCGTAACATTGCTGATGTTGGGTTTAGCGAAGTCCCTGGACAACATAAGTGTGGTCATGTTATCAAACTAGATAATGGTAACTTTGCTATTCAACCTAACAATAGAATTCGTGCATTTGAGCCATCTTTTGTGACCAAGCCTGGACAAAACGTTATTGAACGCAAGTTAGGTACAAGTATGTGGTCTGTAGAAAATACGTCAAAATGGGTTTTATCTGACGATGATCGTTATGACTACGAAGTAAAGCAAAAATGATGTCATTGAGTGTGAAAGATTATCTGAAAGTTTATGATAATTTTCTTGATAAAAAAACATGTAAAGCAGTCGTAAAACAACTAAAGAAAACTGACTGGCAACTACATACATTCTATCAAGCAAGTACAGGTGAATATGTCAGTTATGATAAAGAGCTTTCTATTTCTTATGGATTAGAAATTCCAGAAACAGTAGAAATTCAAAAGAAAATTTGGTCAGCAATTGAGCAATATATTATTAAAGATCATGCTCATATGAAAAATTGGTATAGTAGTTGGAATGGGTATACACAATTAAGATATAATCGTTATAACACTGATACGCAAATGAAATTGCATTGCGATCATATTCATAGCATGTTTGATGGCGATAGAAAAGGTGTCCCAACTCTTTCTATTCTTGGTTCGTTAAACGATGATTATGAAGGCGGTGAGTTGGTGTTCTGGGAACAAGAAGAAATTCAACTCAAAGCGGGTCAGATTATGATTTTTCCAAGCAACTTTATGTATCCACATAAAGTAATAGAAGTAACAAAAGGAACTAGATACAGTTTTGTATCTTGGGTTTGGTAACGGAGCAAAAATGATTTCAGACGAATATAAAAAGGTCAATTGTACAAATTGCGAATCGGAGTATTTCTTGAAGTATTATCTCGAAAAAGTCACAAATGAACCACAATACTGTCCTTTCTGCGGCGAAGAAATAGAAGAAGATTATGAAGAAGATGAAGAAGAGGACGATTACGAAGAAGACGCAGACGACAGAGACTACAACTGATATCCTAAATACTTGTCAGTGATTTTACTGATGAGTATTTTATGCTGGATTATGAAAACCCATGGCTATACGATGGAAAGCCATTCACGTCAGAAGATATTCAAGACTACTATGGCTTTGTCTATTGCCTAACTGACACTTTCAACAATAAAAAATATATTGGACGCAAATACTTCTGGTCTGTTCGTACAGTCAAGAAAGTAAAAGGTCGTCGTAAAAAGAATCGCAGTGAAAGTGATTGGAAAGAATATTATGGATCCTCTAAGAACGTTCAGAGTATCGTAGAACAATACGGTAAGGAACGATTCAAGCGCGAAATTATTTCTTTGCATAAAACCAAAGGTGAGGTAAACTATAACGAAGTAAAGACTCAGTTCAAGTTGGAAGTGCTCGAAACTTTAGACGAGAACAACGAAAGAGTTTACTATAACGAAAATATAGCAAACAGATATTTTTACCGCAATCAAAAAGAGGGGAAACCGAAATGACAATCAATGAACTTGTCGCTGATGGAAAAGACTTTGATGGCGTCTATTTCTGCAAGTCTAATGAAAATGGTACTGAAGGTTGGTCTTTGACATTCCTGAATCTTGAGCGAAAGCAAGATCGAAAATTTGAAGAGCATGAAATTGGAATTAAATATCAGATCATGCTTCATGATGAAAGTGATAAAGTTGAAATCTTCGAAGCCGTTCTTGGCGACCCAAGAT